CCGACGCATCTGTTTGTGTCGCCGAACATGTGGGGCTACCTCCTTGGCCTGTCCGACACTGCCAAGCGCCCGCTGTTCCCGTCGCTCAGTCCCGTTAACGCCTTTGGCGATCTGGCAGTGACCGACGCAATGGGCATGGCCTTTGGTCTGCGCGTTGTGGTGGATCGCAACTTCCCCACGGACACCGTGATTGTGGGCGACCCCAGCGGATATGAGATCTACGAGCAGCAGAAGGGCGCCATTAGCGTTGACGTTCCGTCCACGCTTTCGCGCACCATCGCATTCCGTGGGTACATCGCCACGCTGATGATTGACCCCAAGAAGTTCATCAAGGCAACGTTCTAGAACCGCAAAGGTTCCCTGCCCGTGGCTACTTTCGCAATTACCCATGCTCAACGGCTTGACAACTACGTTGTCGTACAAACGTTGGAAAGCACGGAAATTGGGACCGGGCAGGGAATCACCGTGGCCAGTGTCGCCATTGGAATCAACGGGACTTATACAGTTGAGGACGTCCCGACGCAACTGTTTATGGGTACTGATGAACAGGGTGATTTCGTATACGACGACCAGATTATTTTGCCCAATCAACTGTTGGTGTATTCCACGGGCGACGATCTGGACCGGTATGCCGTAATTCCCCATGGCGTTCTAACGTGGGCGCCAACGTGTACATGGGTCACTACCTCATCGGTTGTTGCGTGGTTGGGCATCGAATCCGCTACGGCAAACGACACAGCCTTTATTACTTCGGCAACTGCCGCGGCAAACGCTTACGCCTACCGGCGCCGCCGTGAGGCTGGCTACTTTGATTCGCTGACTACATCACCCGGTGGGGACGTATCACTCGGAACGACTATGTACGCGGCCACGTTGTACCGCGAACGCGGCTCCGTGGATTCGTTTGCATCATTTGAGGGCATGGGTAGCCCAATCCCGATTGGTTCTCATGGGCAGATCAACCGGCTGTTGGGTATCAATAGATCGCAGATCGCATGACCGCTTCAGGAATCTTTATTTCGGCGCAGACAACGTTGGTTAACTCGCTGAAGGCATTGGGTCTGGCAGTTGTGACGGATATCCGCAACGCACGGCCCATGACCGTGCTGGTAGATCCGCCCACGTTCACCACGTTTAACAGCAACATCGCGGAAATCGAATTCTCCGTGAAGATCCTTGCCGCGCCTCCCGGTAATTCGGACGCGGCCAACTATCTCATGACAACCGCTGACACCATTATGAACAGTGAGATTTCCCTAATCAGCGGCAACCCCGGCCTACTGCTGGCTGGCGGGCAGGATATTCCAACCTATGACCTAACCGTTCGCCTTTCTACTGCAAGGAGTTATTAGCCGTGGCAACCACCACCTACCTTTCCCAGCCGCACAGCATCACCATTGGTGGTGTTGACGTCACCGACCAGTGCAGCAAGATCAGTTTCACCCTTGGCCAGAACCCGTTGACCAGCACCGCATTTGGTGACACTGGCGAGCGCATGACCGGAGGCCTGCAGACCGTTGACGGCACCATGACGCTGTACGCATCGTATGGATCAACTGAAGTGGAGGCGACCCTGTACGCAGAAGTTGGACAGGGTGACACCAGCATTGTCGTGGTCAAGGGTTCCGGCGCACTGTCGGCAAGTAACCCCGAATGGACTATTACCAACACGATGATTGCCGACTACCCTGTTGCCTACAACGTCGGCGAACTTCAGATGTTCGAAGTCACCTTCACTGGCGGTACTTGGGCGCGTGATATCACGCCGTAACAGTCTCAGATAAATAAAGGGGAACACATGCCAGCGCAGTTCCGGTTGACCTATGAAGGCAAGACCAGCGATCTAGACGTAACCACGCTCTACGTCGCAACATCGTTCGAACGCAAGTTCGACGTTTCATTTCAGGCGGTTGGGATTGATTCCCAGCGCCGCATGGAGTGGGTTGCCTACCTCGTTTATAAGGCGGCGGAATCGCAGGGCGTGAAGGTTCCTGCGAAGTTTGATGATTTCCTGCGGGCCAATCCGACGATTGAGCCATTGGAAGATGAAAGCGGTGAGGGAACAAACCCTACGGACGGGGCACAGTAAGCCGGACGCTGGCGCAAGTTCTCGCGGCTACCGGCTACTGGCCCCATGACGTTAGTTTCACCATCAAAGATCTCAATACAGTTATGGAAATTTTGCAGGAGAGGTAGCCGGTGGCGGCGGAACTGAAGATTGAGCGGGTAGACGTTAGGGAAACCATCAAGGCCCTGCGTCGTCTTGATCCTGAAGCCGCCAAGGAATTCCGCAAGGGCATCCGCGATGTACTGAAGCCCGTAATGCAGGAAATCAAAACCGGATATCCGCCGCTTCCGTTGTCCGGATTCCAGTACTCATGGACCCCACGAAGTACACCGCTTCTCCCGTGGGATGTAGGGATGGCCCGCAAGGGCGTGAAACTGAAGATAAGTACGCGCCGCGATAGGAACAGCGTCGTGTACATCAGCCAAGGGTACCCAGCGGCCATTATCTTTGAGGCCATAAAGCCAAGCAACGTGCCAATGGGCGCCAATCTGCGGGCAAAGGAACCACGAAACATGTGGCCGGTGGTTGATCGTCATACGGCGGCCATCAATAGCGGCGTGGCTGATCTGGTCAAGAAAGCCGAAGAAACCGTTGAGAGGGATTTGCGCTAGTGGCCATCACCATTCCAATCCTTACCGATTTTGACGGCAAGGGCATTGATCGTGCAGTGCGGAAATTTGGTCAACTGGAAACCACCGGGGCGAAAGCCGCGCATGGTGTCCGGATGGCCGCAATCCCCGCTGGCGTTGCACTGGTAGCACTTGGCGCCGCTGCATTTGACGCAGCCAAGGGTGCCATGGCAGACCAAGCCGCGCAGGAAAAGTTGGCCAGAACCCTTGACAAGACGACCAAGGCGACGGCTGACCAGATCAAGGCAAACGAGGAGTTCATCACCGCTACATCGCAGGCAACTGCGGTGGCTGATGATGAATTGCGGCCAGCCCTTGCAAAGTTGGCGGTTGGCACCGGCGATCTAAGGAAAGCGCAAGAGGGGCTAGGCCTTGCACTAGATATCAGTGCCGCAACTGGCAAGCCGCTAGAGACTGTTTCCAACGCCCTAAGCCGCGCTTATGCCGGGAACGAGAAAGCACTGGCGAAACTAGATCCGACAATGAAGGATCTGGCCGCGTCCGGCGCCACTGTTGACGAAATGATGGCCAAACTTAGCGACAAGTTTGGTGGCGATGCTTCAGCCGCCGCCAATACCGCTGAAGGCCGCATGAAGTCACTGGGTATTGCGTTTGACGAGACAAAGGAAAGCGTTGGGGCTGCGCTTCTCCCCGCCATCCAAGCCATCCTCCCTGTGTTGCAGAAGTTGGGCAAGTGGGCGCAAGACCACCCCGGGGTGTTCCTTGCGTTGGCCGGAGCCATTGGTGTTGTAGCCGCTGCAATCATCGGTGCCAACATCGCCATGACGCTGCTAGCCATGAACCCGGTGGTGCTGGCGATCATCGCCATTGTTGCCGCAGTTGCCGCGCTGACCATTGGCCTTGTGACGCTTTACAAGAAGTCCGAAACGTTTCGGGACATTGTGAATGGCGTTTGGGAATCTGTGAAGGACACCATTAGGGGCGTGGTGGATTACGTCAAAGGCCCTGTAATGGCGATGTGGGACACCTTGCAGGGTGCCTTTGATCTCATCGCAGGAATCCTCACCGGCGATTTCTCCCGCGCATGGGAAGGCCTAAAGGGGATGATCGGCGGGGTTGTCGAATGGATCAAAACCACCCTATTGGGGCTTCCCGCTGATATCGCAGCGGCGGCAATTGGCATCGGTAGCGCGATTGTGTCCGGCATTGCATCCGGCGTCACCGGACTGGCGGAAGCGGTTTGGGGCAAGATCACGGAAATGCCAAGCGCACTGATTGGCAAGGTTGGCGAGTGGCTTACCGATCTGGCGTCAATTGGCGGCAAAGTCATCAATTGGATTGCTTCTGGGGCCAATGGTCTGGCGGCAAAGATTTGGGAGAACATCAGCGGGTTTGCAACCGCAGTCGGAAACGATATTGCGGGCCTTGCGTCAGATCTGAAGGGCTACGGGGCCGACATCATCAACTGGATCAAGGATGGAATCGCATCGGTAGCCAAGGGGATAGCCGACGCTGCAAAGGCAGTGGTGAACAAGGCTATTGATTTCATCAATGGTGCTATTGGGAAGATCAACACAGTGAAGGACTGGGTGAACAACATCAACCCGGGGCCTGACATTCCCAACATCCCCAAGATTCCGCGGCTGGCGGCGGGTGGAATCGTGACCGGGCCAACAATTGCGTTGATTGGTGAGGCTGGCCCGGAAGCGGTGGTGCCTCTCAACGGACGCAACGGCGGCGTGGGTATGACAATCAACGTGCAAGCGGGTCTTGTGGCCACCCCGGATGAAGTTGGACAGCAAATCATCGAAGCAATCCAGCGGGCGCAGCGGCGTAGCGGTCCCGTGTTTGCCAGCGCATGAGCGCTCCGACCCTTCAGGTATTGATTGGGTTCCAAACCACAATCAATTTCGGCACACCCTTCCAACTGAACAACGCCACTTATGGCCTACTGAACACAGGCACGTTGGGCGGATATCAAATGGTTGATGTGACAAGTCAGTGTTTGTCGGCCAACATTACCCGGGGACGTAACCGGGAGTTGGAGCAGTACAACGCCGGTACCGCTTCCGTTGCGCTAAAGGATCCACAACGCATCCTTGACCCACTGAACGCGTCAAGTCCTTACTACCCCTATGTTGGCCCGCGTTCCCCAATCCAGATCTTTGCGGCTGGAATTCCTATCTACACAGGCTTTGTGGCTGATTGGGAACTGTCGTATGACTATGTAACGGCGGGGAATGTCACCACCGCCCGCTGCGCCGATGCGTTCACCGTTCTTGCCAATCAGAACATGAACGAATGGACCCCAACAACACAGACCAGTGGCCTACGCGTGGCCGCCGTGCTGCAGCGTCCAGAAGTCCTATACCAAGGACCGCAAACGGTTGACGCTGGCCAATCAACGTTGGGCGCCTACGTTGTGAATGCTGGCACCAATGTCCTTAATTACCTCCAACTTGTAAGCACATCAGAACAGGGCTTTTTGTTCATTGATTCTGCGGGCGTTCTGACGTTCCGTGACCGCGCTTCCGTGTACGACCCACTGCCGGAAACTGTGTTCACGGACGACGGAACAGGAATCCCCTATTCCAAATTGGTAAACAGTTTCGGG